ACCAACAATATCTGAACCAAGGAACTTTGTATTATAATTAACAAAGAAATTTACTTTATTATTTCTTAATGCAGTTTTGAGTGAATCATTCCAATCAATTGATGATGAGACATTTCCATTAAGGATTGTTGATCTATCTAAACCAGCAACTGAAAGATACAATTCATTTCTGTTTTTTGCTCTTGCAAAGAATCCAGCAACGTCTGTAGAAGTTGGTAGTTTATATGTTATTTGAGTATTTGATTGTAATGTAGAAGTATCTAAATTTGAAATATCTTTAATACCGTAGACATTAAATATTCGATTAGCAACCGTTGTTCCTGTTACAAGAGTGGCACTACCAAACAAGGAAGTATAATTTGCCATTGTGTAGCCACTACCAGTTATACCAGTAGTATCTGGAATAGAAGGAAAGATTCCTGTGGTATATGGTTGATTAATCAACCAGGTGCATAATGATGCATTGGCTTCTTGCCCAATAATAACATCTAGATAATTTTCTGTAGCTGCAATATAATTATTAAAACCTACTGGATCACCGACAAGAATTAATGTACCACCATATGCAAGATAATTAATGGCATGAAGAAAATCGGTTCCAGCAGGTCTCGGTGTAAGTTGAACTTTTGTATCTATTGTTCCAGCAGTTTGGAAAAAACCAAATGTACCACCAGCTGAAGGATCTGAAATTAAACATGATGTGATACCAGATAATTGGTTTAAATCACCAACAAGTTCCTGTGGTGTCGTGTATACGATATACGTAGCTGAGGTAGAACCCTTAGCAGGACTATATAAAGTTGATCTAGCATAGACTAACCATCCAAATAAACCACCTGGATCATTGTTAGCTGCACCAGCAATACCACTAAAAGTGATTCCGGCGTAGGTTGAACCCAATTTCATACCACCTAATAGATCAAGAGTGGTGCTTTCGGTAGAATATTGGCTGGCGTTAATAAAGGAGCTAAGTGATGGCATTTATTTTCCTTATGATGTCAAAATATTTAGCATTTTAACTAGGATACCAAATCACACCATCCTGTACGTATTCACCCTCGTCATCTTCTGAATGTGCAGAAGGCATGAATAAAACATTGTCATCTTCTGGTTTTTTGGCATCCTCATAACTAAATTGTGCTTGTTCAATCAAATCAGAAAAATATTCTTGTCTAGTTAACCAGGCAAAAAATACCAAACTCATCACTAAATCGTCATGCTGACCGTCTTCTGCCTTATATGTATTAGACTTAGAAATAAATGACATCAATTCTACGATAATACGCTCATCGTTTAATATAATTTTATTTTCTTCAATTAAACGTTTAAGTATGGCACAACCAATTTTTTTAGTCTGAGCGGTTGTTCTTATGCCCATTTCACTTTTTCCAATCCCACCAAAGCCCTGAGATAAAATTTGTCCTTTACGACCCATTACTTTTGTCATCAATACATTTTCATATTCAAGATCGGTATGTAAGATATTAGAAACTTGCCCACCCAAGTCATTTGTTTCAATTAAAACATATGCATTATTATATGCTTTTGCAGAATTAAATATAACTGTTGGAAAATTAAATGGGCTAATAGTATTATTTCTATATGTGGAAACTACTTTATATGGAGTACTAGTTCCATCGATTACCGTATAGGCAGAATAGTCAGATCCCTGACCACGAGACACATCAGCTTGTAAAAAATAAATTTTATCAGATTGTGGAATTTCATATACTCTGTGACCTTCTACATTTTCAGAAATTGGTTCTTCTGGAGCAAGAACATTTAATTTTGTTGATGAAATTAAAGTATTCGAAGATCCTAAGAAACTACAACCATACTCTTGGTTAAATTGTTCTTGGCTGGTATTGGCAATCTGTTCTTCTGCCCATTCTTCATTACGCCTAGGACCACCTGGAGTTATTGGAACCTGAGTCCAATCCACTTCAACTGGTACAAATCTATTTTTAGATTTATGTCCAATCGGTCTATTTGCATCAACCCAGAGTTTGTGAAAATGGTTCATACCATTTGGAGTCGAAACAATGATGAGTTTCGTAGTCAAACCTGCTGAAATGGTTGGATAAGTTGAAGAATAGAATTCTTCAGCAATATGGGAAGGTAAGAAGGCGTACTCATCTAACAACAATAGGTTATAAGAGCCACCACGAATCGCTGAAGACGAAGTTGCGTCACAGACCACTCTAGACCCGTTTTCTAATTTAAAACTCGTCTTGTTCCATTCTACTACTCCTTGTTGCAAGAAATGTGGTAGATTTTCATAGGCTAATTGGAGTTTAGCAAATAATTCATCTTTTGCTGTCTTTAACTTATTGGCAAGAATCGCAACATTTACGCTTTGATTAAAAGTAACATAATGGCAAATATACCCAATAACCGAAGTAGATTTTCCTGATTGCCGGGGCCATTTTGAAATAACAAATCTATTTTTGTGAATTTCTTTGATAAATTCTTCTTGATAGTCATACAACTTAAAAGGCATAATACCTTTATCAAGTGTTTTAACTTTTACATATTTACTACAAAAATATACAGGATCATTAGCACATTTGACATATTCTTCCAGTTGCTCTTTAGTATACTGGATATCGATGCCAGGTGGCTTTAGTTTTGGGTTATTTCTGTACCCTTGATTACTGTTGTTTATACTCATTATTCACAACCTCTGCTTCGATTATTTTATCGGTGCTTCTATCTTTATTTAAGAGGTTTTGAAGATCTTTGGTTGACCCAACAAAAACCGAGTTGTTTGTTTGTGAAATTTTAGTATTAGATGATGTAGTATCTTTGGCTTTCTTATGAACATCTAAAACATTGTTGTTTAGATCTGCCATAGTTTTTAATAGAATAGCAACAACTTCAAATGCTCTTGGGCTATCAGATTCAGTAGCAACCTTTAAAGCACTTTCAAGTGCTATAGTTCCATTACCAAGCAAATCCTTTAGATTAGATTGAACCAATTCATAATCTTTTTGAAAATTATTATTGTCAAATGTACCACCAGATGCTGCCTTTGGTTCTGCAATTATTGCCGTATCAGGAACATCAAACAACTTAACTAAATTTTTATTAATCTTCATATTTAATCTTCAAAAATTACACCACTATTGGATGTAGTAACCGCCGTTGCTACCTTTACTTCACCAAAGATCCAAGATTTTGCTATAAATTGAAATGATGCAATATTTAATCTTCTACTACTTAAATCACCTTCATATTTTTCAGTTAAACTGTTTGTTACCATAACAATTGGTATTTGAACATCTTGTTGTGTCTCATTCATATTCATGGTTATTATATGTTCTGGAACAAAATATGGCATAATTTGTTCTACAATCTGTAACATATCGTCTGTATGTCTAGTATAAACAAACAAATTAAATGATACATTGACTGGAATTTTAGATCCAATTTGAGTTCCCGAAGATTGGCATGATCCATTAACATTTGTTAAATTTAAAATTGGTGAGATACGATTTAATCGGCGAGTGGGATCTGGAACAATGGTATTAATAATATAACTGATAATTGGTAATTGTGTTTCAATACGAGTTCCATCAGTTATAGAAGATGGTTGTAATAAACGTTGAATAAATTTTTCTTGAGGTGAATAGTGAATGGGTACACGAATATTAAAACTAGCAGATGTGTCTGGTTCGGTGCGAGCAACTTCAATTTTGTTAAACAGTGAACCAAAACCAACTACAAGTTTTCTTAAATTTTCGTTGTAATAGTGTCCAAACATATTAATCCTTATGGGTTACCGGGTTTATCACATTCTGAAAATGGATCATTAGGATCAAATCCATAACAATTGCCTTCAGTCTGTAGTACATCATTAATACCATAGGTGGTACCGAGAACATTTGATAGAGGAATATGCAACGCTCCAGACAACCCTGTTGTAGATGTGTATGGAATATTGATTGCTGTATTATTTGTTTCAATTTTCTCATAACTGTAAGTAAAGAGTTCTGCAGTTATTTGATATGAATACAATTTTCCTAATGGATACAGAGGATTTTCATGTTCAACAAAATTAATTTCAAATAATGATTTGGATAATGGCAGATATATAAGATCACCTTCACGGGGTCTAGTGATAGTAGAATCAATATCTGTAACTTCTTGCTTAAATCTTTTACGTGCAAAAACTAAAGTAATCTTATCTTTAATCTCTAATCCAAATTGGGTAATAACATCTGTACCATCAAAACTCTTATATGACTGAATAAACATCTCTAGCGTGTATGCTTTTTTAAATGAAGATGATGGATCTTCACCAAATATTTTATCTATTTGAAAATATTGACGTGGAACATATACCAAATCTTGACCAATTCCTTGAATCAATTCAACAGTAATATCTTCGATCAGAGTTTGTTCTGGTCCATATCTGGTACTATTGATATAAGGATTAATAGCCATATTAACCAATCATTGGATCTACAGGTAGTTCCTGTGTTTTTAACAACATTGCTTCAATTGTATCTAATTCGCGTATAGCATCTTGCATTATGGCTGGAGCATTTAATTGTGCTCCACCTGGTAGAGGCATACCCGTATACTTCATTAAATTCTGTGCCCATTGTTTTTTCAGTAATGCTGCATAGTGTCGTTGAAAAATACGATCACTCCATATTTTTGGATAATAGTCTGCATTTACTTGTACATATGCTTCAACCATCATATATGAATTTTGTCTAATTTTAGACCATTCATTTTCTAAAAATAATCTATCAGTGGTTTTTGTATATGTAAAAGAACAAGGATAATTAAATACATCATTAATCATAGAAATATATGTCATTGCTTCCATATATAAACCCATAGGACCCTGTGAATAACCACTTTGATTAAAATACAAACCAAAGAAGTCAAATAAAG